GATTGCCGCGCGTGTTGGAATAGAGGCTCAAGCAATGTAAGTTACGGCAAACACTAACAGGAAGGAAACAATGACAATACATATAAAAAGAAAGATAGTTCCGATAAAAAAAATAAATAAAGATTTAGAGCGTTTTAAAACTCTCACTCAGTTTAAACAAACACCACCCGAGGGCTGGACCGAGGAAGCAAAAGCAGGCGCCAAGCAGGCGGCGGCAATTGGTTTAAGTCTCGATGACCTTGACGACGGCGGCGACATGGCGGCTGAGTTAAATGAAATCATGGACCTTAACAGCGATCTATATAAATAAATCAACAAGCAAGGATAATATGTCAATAATAAGAGATCTAATAGAAATTGAGAAAGTATTTACAAAAAACAAAAAGACGCCCTGCGATATCGTGGAATTTTTGGAGGATGACACCTATTCTGAAAGTAAAAGGGATTATATCAAAAACGGTGACATGCACCTTACCCATTACATAAGACGGCAACTAAGAGACGAAAAAAGAGATGATGAGACCATTACTAGGATATCAAAAGAAAATACACAATTAAAAGCACAGTTAAGACAAATCAAAAAAACTTTTAAAGAACTACATAACCTATAATGTGGTTTTTTAAAAATGGAGCGGGCTGGCTTGTTAAACACAATAAAGGCCTCAAGCCACAAGCTAGTCGCAGGTCTCAAGCGCCTATATTCAGGCAACAAGCTACTGTAACTTATTTAAAAATTCGTGACAGGCATCAAGCCCCAAGCAACAAGCCTCTGAGGCATCAAGCCTCAAGCCGCAAGCGTCAAGCTGAAGAATCTTGTCTCCAGAAAACAAATGGTAAGTGCCCTGAGCCAGGGACTTAACCAAGATAAATGAATGCTTAGGATGCCTAACATGGAATGCTAATTGGTGTGCCGACAGCCTAACTTTGTAACGCGATGTAACTGGAGTAACTTTTAATTCAACAGTGAAAAAGATCCCAGAATTATTATACCCCAATAGATCGGGAGTACCAAGTACGCTACTATTTTCCAGTCTAGTCCAACTAATTTTTGATAAACTTTTCTTAACTTCATGCCATAATTTTGTTTCAGGATTCACTAAATAACCACCGTTACAAATTCTTACAGAATGAGTTTTGCTTTCCCCATCTTAGCGACTTCTTCATGTGTATGAATTACTAAACGATGTGATTCTCTAGCACCTAAAATTTTATTTTCAACTAAATTCACACCAGCAATATCAAAATGTTTTCCGTCTGGAGTTCTAACTTGAACTCTAGCGTCTTGGGTTACACTTGCTTTTTGTTTGGGTCCTAANAACTTATCCAACAAAGGCATTAAATCTCTTCCTTTAAACATTACAGTCCCGCATCTCTCAATCTATTNGTAAGAGTAGCAACATCCATAGCAAGTAATGTGTTGTCTCTTTTTAAATCTTTGACTTGTTGCTCAAGATCTANAATAGCAGCGCCTGCTTCTCTACATTTCTTTTGCATATATTCTTTTTGTTTCGTTAACATATCGATCTGTTCCTCTAAATCGTTAGGTCCTCTTTTATTAAATATAGCTGCACTAGCTACATTTCTTGCATGAGTTATTGGGCTTAACACGGTTTTAATTGCTTGATTCACATGACTCCTTTCATTTTCGTATGTTTTATCTTCGTCTTTCATTAATTGACTTTATAAGATAATCTAATTATATTGTCAACCATGGAAGTACAGAAGAAAAAAAGAGGCCCATTACCTAAGCTTACTCCAATGCAAGCAAAATTTGCGGAAGCATTAGTATTTTTTGAGGGCCGTAGATATGCCTATGAAGCAGCTGTTGAAGCTGGTTATACCAAAGATAGGGCAAGACAAACAGCATATGAACTACAGAATCCAAAGTTATATCCAATGGTTGCAAAATATATTGGTGAACTAAGGGATGAACGTAATAAAAAATATGGTGTTTCTTATGGTGGTCATTTAACAGAATTAGGTAGAATTAGAGATGAGGCTATAAAAGCTAGATCATATTCTGCTGCAACAGTAGCTGAAAAAGCTAGGGGTCAGGTTGGTGGATTTTATTATGATCAAAAAATTATACGTACTGGTAAACTCGATGAGCTAAGTGAGGAAGAATTGGATATAAGAATTAAAACAATCAAAGAAGACAACGCTGTGTTATTGGAAGTAGATCCAGAAGAAAAACCAGAAGATATAAAACCTAAACTACCTTTAGTTTAATTAACTTTTTTAATAGATTGTATGACTGCTGTTGGGATTATAGTAGTACTGCCAATAGTATCAAACGTGGGATTATCTTTAGACATAATATAATCACTGAATATTCTGGTAATACCTTTTGTTTGGCTTAACAAATAACCTTTAGATACACACAGCGGTAACTTTTCTTTGTTTAAATCTTTTGTATTACTCCAGCCGGCATCACCTTCGATATCCAACCACTCGATTTCTACAAATGGGTAGTCTTCAATCCGATTGCCTAAAGATTTTAAATTTAAAGGGAAGATCTTTTTGTTTTTGATTCTTCTTTTTGTTTTTTTCTTGCTTTTCTTTTTTGCCATAGAAATCCGGGTTATGCTTTTCGTTAAACTTCTGTATCCAATCAGAAGGACCGGACCAGTTTCTGTTTCGACCTATCATATCCCAACACCTATAGCATTTCCAGAATAAATTTTCATGTTTTTCCAATCCAAACCTTCCTCGCGGCCCCTAACTTTTAAAAAAACGTTGGTATTATTGGCTGATCACCTCAATCACCAGATCACCTCTCTTTTAAAACACCGAATTAATGATTTATGTATTCTCAGATTACTATAGGGAGGTGATGAACCGCGGTTTTACTCACTTTTTATTTCTTCAATTGGTGCTTCCTCATCCATCATCTGCTGCAATAGCATAATACGGTCCTGACAAGTCGACATTGTGGTCAAAAGTTGTTCTATTTTGTTAAACAACCCGCTCAAAGTCGCTTGAGGCCTGCCGCCTGTGTCTGCATTCAGGTATTTTTTCAACTCTTTCTCAGAGTCCATCATTAACTGAAACTGTTTTTTACTAACAGCCTTAACTATTTCTTTGTTCATAGTATTTATCCACCCTTTCTAAAAACTGATTTTGATATTTAATAAACTCCTTGCCACTCACAGAAAATTTCTGAAAATAACAATCCGGAGTGCACATCAGTATTACACCCTGAGTTATGTCTGTATTGTAGACCTGGTTATGAGCCATAGCATAAGCGCCTAACTGCATAAAATAGTCATCAATCCATTGTCTTTGTTTAGGTTTATTAGACTGCTTAAAATCAATTATAGAATCTTCATAGTCATAAACCCCAACTAAGTCTGTTTGTCCGGCGTACTTGCCAGGATAATATAGGGTAACCTCACTGCCCCATATCTCCGACATGTCGCCTAAACCCTTATTAATAATCACATCAGCCATCGTCTTAGCTTTCGCACCTTCCGGAGTTAAATCTAAATGTCCCTCACCCAGTACATGCTTTTCTAAATGTAAGTGCATATTGGTACCCCGTGAAGCTGCAGTATCTCTAATTCTCTCTGCCTCAATGTTGCCAACTTTAGCTAACCACTTGGCCAAGGATGCTTTCTTCTCTTCAGACTCAGTGGCTTTTAAAATCGTTGTAACACTTGGTAACTTTTCTTTACCAACTGCATAAGTTCTAAGGCCATCGGTTGTACTACGTGTACACGGTGGATAATGGTATAATTTATTCCAATTCATTATAATTTTTTCTGTATTTCTTTTAAATATTCTTCATTCTCTTTTTCAATTATCATCTCTCTCCTTTTACGCTCAAGTATCGTGGTAACTAAATCAGCTTTCTTATCATTAGATATAATAGTATTTATAATGTCCTGGCGTTCTTTCTTATTACGTTTAGACTGCTGATAACTTTCATCAAGATCACGTTGTTCTTGCTGCAATTTATCAAATTTTTCTTTATCGGACACTTTTTTTATTCTCCCAAATGTTATTATTAAAAACTTGGATTAATCTTGTTAACTCAATATTATATTTTTTACCTTGTTCATTGGTAAATTTAACTTTGCAATCATTTGCCGGTAGTTCTGTTCCCGCATAAATTAATACAGTATCCATTTCTTTTTTAGCCATATTTAAAAAACCCCTTTCTTTTCATTGCGTTATGTTTCTCAATTTTTTCAGCCTCTTCTAATTTAATACAATCTTCAGTGTATTGGTTTTCAATCTCATTATATAGTTTAGACCAATATTTTTTCTTAACACCTTTATTGATCTCTCTTATTTGGGTTATGTTTAATTTTATAAGAAACATACCTGCTTGTCCTGATGTTGCTTTTTTCCAAAACTTTTTATCAAAACTATTTCTTTCTTTTTCCCAATCATGCACAACTTTACTTAATAATTTACCTATGTTAGGTTTTTTATTAACTTCATAACCCCATTCATCATATTCTTTAGTCATTTTTATCCTTCTTTCTATAGCCGTAACCATTTTTTCTATCACCGTATAGTTTTTGCCATGACCAACTA